ATGAAAAAGATTATTTTATTTATTTTAGTCGCATTTTATTTTAATGCTGCTTATTCACAAGACTGGGAGATAGTGCACCACGACGCAGACCCTATGACTAAGAAAGAATCTTATGATAGCTATTCGTTTTCAGATAAAGCAGGAAATGAATTTATTATTTGGTCACATAGGGATAAAAAATTCAGATTAATATCGCATGGCTATATTTTCGACTATATTGGAAATACTCATATCGTCCCATTTACCGTTGGCTTTTATGATAATAACGGAACTTTCATAGAAAAAATAGAAATCGATGGTCATGTAAACGAAAGTGAACCAACAATGATGGAAAACCAATTCTCTTCAAAAAAGGTAAAGAAAATTGTTTCTTACATTAAAGAAAAAAAAGGAAGTGTACGCTTTCTTATACCTCTATATGGTAGATCTTCAGGAATGGATTTTACGGTTCCTTGCATGAAGAATTAGAAGCGTTAGGGTAGCCGTTAAGCTACCCCCTTTTTTATGTCCTATTAGTTGGGTTGGGCTCTATGAAAGCAAGTCCTATCTTAGCAAAGGTACGTTCCGTATTCCTTGCAAAGGTGCAGCTCTTACCCGTGTACTTAAGATGATACACATCGGGGCTATCATCTGGGACTTGTATAGATACATCTCCCTTTCTCATTTCATTGACAAACGCTTTGTTCTTTGCCGTGAAGTCGGATGCGCTTGCACCTTCCATAGTGAAAGTAAGCGTTAAGTTCCTTTCATTTACCTTCGGTATGACATTAGCATACTGCACGCCATCTTTTAATCTGTCATTATTTGTTATGTACTCTTTGAGAGGATAATAATTGTTGATAGTGTCCAGGAAATTATCTCCCATACGCACACCCCACTCGGTAAGTGCGTTTTTGCCGTTTATTAGTAAATCTGCCATAATTACATGTCTTTAATATTCTTCTTGATGTCTGAAACATCACTACTTAACATTTTCAGTGTTTTGTTCATTGCGGATGTGTCATCGTGGATGCCCTGCAACTCAATGTAAGAGTTAACTTGGTGTGTTCTGATTTCATCCGCTATATTTCGTTGCTCTCCCATAAGAGATTGCATACCTCGAACGGTTATATCAATAGTGCTTATTTTGGTGGAAATCAGATCCTTTATTTGGTCACGTGATATATTCCCTGCCGTGGTAAGCGCAATGATATTACTTGCCTGCTCAAAGGTGATAGAAGATACACCGTTGGCTGACGCATTCTGTTCAGAGTCTTTCTTTTTGATTAGTCCAACCTGCTCAAGTTCGCTCCTCTTTTTCAATCCAAGTGCAGCGATTTCGTCATTTCTGTTCCTTATGTATGCGATTTCGCTATCGTCGAGACCATCTTCGGCAGCCTTAGCAATATATTCATATAGCTCTTTGATTTTCGGCTTTAACTCCTCGTTGGAAAAACTTTCTAACAACGCATTGCTTATCAGTTCGTTAATGTTGTTAGCAAAATCCTCCGTTGTACTTTCAAGATTTTTCAATACAGACTTATAAGAGTCCATAAATCCGTCCCAAGATTGCCCTGTGAGTTTCTCGTTAAGCGCAGATACAAGTTCTTCTTTTTTTCCAGAACGCTCTATATATTCCTTAACAAGGTCTTCAGGAGATTTATGTCCTCCGTTATCAAAGAACTCGCGCCACGCCGTATCAGCAGTTTCTTGCAACGTCTTCATTTCATTTGGAGAAAGTTTCCACATATCTGTAGAACTAAAAACTTTTGCTTTTGAGCCTAATTCTGAAAGACGCTTATTAAACTCATTCCAACCCCACCAGTCTCTACTTTTAGAATGCGCATTGAATGAGCCTTTCCCGCCAATTCCCAGAAAGCCGTACCCTTTGTTTGTCCACTCACTTGCTCTCGCGTCTATCGCCCTGCGCTGGTTCGCCTCCCATTCATCTTCTGCGGCTTTTGCTTTTTTATATGATTCTATCGACTGCTTATTTGTATTATCTTTCTTGCCGATGTTCTTAGACAAATCTTCTATTGTCTGCGCAAGTTTCTCGTTTGCTTTTGTGAGCTTAGAGATTTCTTTCTCCATCTCTTTTTCGTTTCCTCCACCAGCAAACCAACTGCTTATACCGCTAATGATGCCGCCAATTATATTCCCGACGCCTTTAATAACGTCCAGCACAATGCGAGGTATTTGTTGCAAAACAGTTTCTACTACTTTTGCAACCTTGTCTAATATACCTTTGATGAAGCCAGCAGGATCGTCGCCGAGAGCGTCTATGATTTGCAAGATAGCCCCAATCAATCCGCCTGCTTTTCCGCCAATAGTCCCAATTAATCCACCAACACCACCTTTCCCAGCAATAGAACTGATTAGGTTTGCAATTCCATCAGCAAAGCCTTTCAGTGTACCGTTAGACATCTGCTGTAAGGCAGAACTAAAGTTATTAAGACCTTGAATAGCCTTATTTGTGCTATTAGTCAGGTTGCCCTGTTTGTTATTTTTGTCTTCTTTTGCGTTATTCAAGTCGTTAGCCGTGGTGTCAACTTTCACTCTTGCAGCATCAACGGCAGCCTGCGCTATCTTCCTCGATGAGTCAGTAGTCGCATTCGTGAGTAACTTTTCGGCTTTCTCCAAATCCTCAATAGCCTTAGTATGCGCTTTTGTCTTTTCTTGCAAATTACGCACGCTGTCTTGATAGGCTTTTGTTTGTTTTTCTATTTCCGCCCATTGAGAGAATTTAAATGGAGACGTGGCTTCACCAACACCTTCCTTGCGTAACTTTTCTTGTAAGTCGATGTAAGCTTTCTTATCAGACGGAGAGAGCGCCTTGAATTCTGCCGTACGCATGTATTGCTCAACCTCTTTCAGTGTGTCTTTAGCGATGTCTTTTAACACACCACCGATACCACCGAACGTTGCTCCCCAGTCTATATCAAGCGCAAGGTTTCCCGTGTTCGATTTCGCAAGCGCACTTGCTTTTTCCTTTTCGAGTATTTTCCTGCGATTTTCGTCCTTTTCCTTTGCTATTTTCTCGTCATATTCCTTAGCTATGGCGTACATCTGTTGCTGCACGGTTCCATACTCTTTCAGATAATCGTAGAGTGCTTGCAGTCGTTGTACCTCCAGTTCCTTATTCTCGTTTGCGTGCTTGATCTTGATGTTAGCCAGCATCTCGTCAAACTTGGCGTTTTCTGACGCAGATAGCGTAACAGTGGAGCGGTTGAACGTTTTATCCTTGTTATTTGGATTAGCCTTGAACTCCGCCTCTGCCTCATCTTGCTTCTTCTTCAGATACTCTTGCTTTTGCTTATCTATCTGTTCTAATTCTTTTTTATGGGCAAGTTTCATAGAGGCAATAGTTTTCTCGCTACCCTTTTGGAGAGCATCAATGCGCGTCTGCTCTACTTGGTTCTCGAGTTCGACCAGTGCTTGTGATTTGGCAATTTTCTTGCTATCCAAATCATTTAAAGATTTTTGATGATTTTTTGCTGCTATTTCACGTGCTTTCTTTGCTTTCTCTGCGGCTTTTGCTGCTTTCTCACGTGCTTTCTGTGCTTTCTTAGCTGCACTTTCGGCACTCTTAGCTGCCTTTGCAGATGCTTTCTCCTCGCTTTCCAATGAGCTGCCAGAGAGTTTCTTGTAGCTTTCGTTTGCTGTATCAAGTTCCTTTTGCGCTTCTTCTACTTGTGCAATGGTAGATTTGCTGCTTTTTTTCAACCTTGCGAGTTTTTTTCTTGCAGATATGACGGATGATTTTGCAGTACTTACGGCTTTATTGTAGTTGCCGCTGGTATTGCTGGTGTTATTCGATGTAGGTTTTATTCCGTACAACGTTTCATTGACAATCTCTTTTGACAATCCATTCTCATCGGCAAACTGCTGCACACGATCGTTGAACCCTTTATTGTTGCGATGGAGTTGTCTTACCTTTATAAGCATATTATTGGCTTGTTCTAAGCTTTCTGCACCTCTCGCACTTATAGAAGATTCTGCAAATCCTCGAAGCCCCTTTGGAGTACTATCACTATACCCAGAACCCCGTAACATTTTCTCAGCTGTCGTTGCTATACGCTTGCCGTTTTTGAAATAGTATATTGTTTCTTTAAGAACCTTATCGTTTCCATCAGCAGCTTCATTTACTTTCTGCATTAAGAAGCGAGTCGTTTGCGCTCCGTATTTCTGTCTTAACTGTTCGTAGATTTCATGTCTTATCCCTTGATTCTTTTCCTCTACTACCTTCGAACTATTATCATAAAATTGCTTTAATTGGCGTGCTGCTACACTTTTGCGAATGGCCTCAGTTAAACGACTATAACTTGATGTAAGCGTTCCAGTGCGTTCAATCTCCGCTCTCAGTCTGCTATCATACTGCCCATACTGAGAGATAATAGCGTCCTTAGCTGCTTTCCATCTAGCAGAACCCTTCTTTGTCGTTTCAAGAATTTCACAGAGTTTGTCAAGTTTGCGAGTTTCTTCAGATGTTGATTTCTGAACCTCATTATTAGCATCATTTAGCTTGCTTTGTACGTCTGCAACTGCGCTTGAAGTATCTCGCATTGTCCACATAACACCAACTAATGCCATGATAGCTGTTAAAACTGCGACATAAGGATTAGCGAGCATCGTTGCGTTTAATGCGGCTGTTTTAGCTTTAAGCGCATCAACGGCAAGACTTAATACAGTTGTTCCCTGCATAGCCGCCAATCGCTGAATTGCCTGCGCTTTCTCTAACGCCATATTGAGTACAAGCGCGGCACGATATGCCCCATACACGATTACGACTTTTTCAAGAACCTTTCCTATTGTTTCGTAGTTCTCAACAAGGTATGTACCAGCCTTTACAGCATTCATGATGACACCCTCGCCCTTAGAGCCTATCTCATTGAACATATTATCGAAAGACTCTTGAAGCATAGAAATCTGACCATTGAGAGTCTTTGCGCCCTCTGATGACATACCAAAGAACTTACCACCTGCACTTGTGGCAGAGATAAACGCATCCTGCACCATCTTTGAAGTGATAGCACCCTTTGCCATCTCATTTTTAAGTTCACCGATAGATTTACCAGTCTTGCGTGAAATCTCCTCCAATGGATTGAACCCAGCATTGACCATTTGCATGAGGTCCTGGCCCATCAGCTTGCCTGCACTGCTCATCTGTGAGAAAGCAAGTGCAAGGGAATTGAATTTCCCTGAATCGCCCATGGAAATATCGCCTATCGCCTTTAGGTAATCTATAGACTTCTCTGCCTCGATACCGAAAGATGTCATCATCTGTACCGCACCTACCATGTCTTTTGTGTTCAACGGCGATGCGAGGGCATACTCTTTAATTTGCCCCATGATGTTGTTTAGGCGTTCCTCATTACCTCCCAATAGGACTTTAAGGGACGTTTCCATGCTCTCGAACTCTGCACGTACGGATATAACCCTGCTTGCAAGTTCTTTCAGTCCCATACCGCCAAGGATAATACCGCTCATTTGCTTGAGCTTACCCGTGATCATGTCCATGGTTTCTGCCGTTCCGCCACCTTCCTGCCTTAATGATGCATATTCATCACGGAGTTTCTTTACTGATAATCTTGCCGTTGCCTGCTCTTGTGTGAGCGCAAATAACGATGCCTTTTCTTCATCAAGAGCCTTTTTGGCTGCTTTCCATTCTGCAAGTTTAGCATCAGATGTTAAAGGGGATGATTTTACCGACTCTCGATAAGATTCGCCCAACCGCTTAACATCTGCGGCAACGTCCCGAACAACCCCCTTCTGTGCAATAATCTTCTCTGTGAAGTCATTGACACCCTGTGAAGCTGCAAATATCTTCTGCTTGAAGTCTGTTTCCATTGCAGCAGAGGCTTCGGCAATCTTACCAGTGACAGTCCCTAATTCCTTAGAAGTCTGTTGTAATTTACTATTCAGCTTATTAAAGGATGTAGGGTCTTGAATAGCATCTACACCTTTAATCTCCTGCTTTAACTTCGTTATCTCATCTCGTAACCGCTGGACTTTCTCATAGTCCGCTTCTACTCGGAATGATAATTTTGCCATATTTATTGTCTTTTTCTTCTTTGTGCCAATTCTTTACCGCTAATCTTCTTCACTACATCGCCATATACTTCATGTTGCTTGTCCCGTAACATTACCATAAGATTGCGATAAGGAATTTGATTTAACACTTCGTCATATGTCAGATGCAAGCTATCCATAAATGACGCTATTTGCCCTAAAAGGGTTTTATTACCGACTACTTCGGACTTGCTGCCAGCAGGCTTGCGTTCCTCGTCAAACTGGCAGCTTTCAAGAAAGGGTTTATCCCAACTAAGTCTAACACGGATGTAAGGGCGTCAACAACCTCTTCAAATGTCCCCTCGCTTAATGTTTCTGTAAGCGAAGAATCTCCCTTGATGAACCATGATAACGCCTTAGCATACTGTGTACAATCTTTTGCAGATAGAAGCATGTCTTTTATCGTGCCATCTTCGGAAAACTCTAACTCACTGATACACGATATAGCTCCTGCGAGTCTTTTAATCGTTGGAGGTTGCACGGGATATGCCTTATTGTTTACATACACTATGATGTAATCAGCTTCTATTATTGCATTTGATACTAATTTACTTGCTTTACTCATCTTTATAAAATAAAAAGGGGTGGAGGTGGTCTTTTCGCCACGTTCCACCCCGATATTATCCTGAAATCTTACCCTATGCCAAAGCCTTTACCTCTGATTCGTCAAAGTTATACTCTGGTGACACACCATCAACAATAGGAGTCTGAACAAGACCCTTGACTGCAATAGCGATAGCCTTGTCGGTATTCGCCTCACGTGCTACAATCTGACAGTTAGGGAAGATGAACCATACATCGTCCTCAGTCAGACAGAACAGAGCCTTCTTGATGACAACCTTGTCAGTAGCTCGCTTCCAACCAACGATGTTATCTTTATCAGCGCCTGCACCGCCCTTCTTGACGACTTCGCCACCCATAAGAGCAGCTTTGGCGGCATAGTCATACTGACCGATTGAGAACTGAGGGGTAATCTCTCCTTGAGTGGTGTCATAGCGGTATGCTTGACCCGTGAGTTGGTTCTTGTATGGAGTAACAGAAGCCTCGCTCTCCTCAATGTTCCATGTTTCACCATGCACGTTCATTACCTCATTCTTAGCAGTCTTAGCAGCCTTGATGATTGTACTTGCAGTTGCTGCGGTGAGGTCATTATTGATTACGGAAATGTTAGCATAAAAAATCTTCTTAATGCCAACGGCTGAAATTTTTCCCATATTTACTTTACGTTTAATGCGTTAAACAATATTCTACAATTAATAAAATGGCACTTCAAAGCAGTGTCCGCTTCAATGTGGATAGTATCTATCTCATAGTTGTACCTTGTTTCATCAAACTCGCCCGTTACGCTTTTGAAGAGTTCCTTTGCCTTTCGCTCCAATTCCTTTAATCGAAGTGTATTGGCAATTTTCACCCCCAAATCGGGAACACACAGATTGACTTCACAAAAGCACTTCTCCCAATACTTGCTCGGGGTCTGTCCTTTCACGTGGATAGTAATGCGTTCATCTTTCAACTCCCCTGTAAGGATCTTGCCAAAAGGAACTATCTCTATCCCAAACGCCTTGCAATCTCGGCAGAGAATATCTGCTATGTCAGTAGTTACTATCATTCAAACATTTCTTTTAGTTTCTTCTCTGCTCTCAACGCAGGGTCACTCAGTACAACAAATCCCTTTGCCTCGACATAGGAAGCGTAATCAGCAGTGTTATCTAATGTCAACCCGTCTTTATCGACTTCGTACATGTTGGAATTTTCCAAATTCCTCGTGCGGTTCTGATATGTGTGGTTTTCTTTCGCATCCTGAATAGCGGATTCACCAACTTCTATCATACCGTCTTGCACTTCTCTTTCGATGCCATCAAAGAATTGGTCTACATCTGAAAAGTCACTATCTATAACCATAATTCAGAGTTATTGAAATAGTTAGCATTCTTTACAATGTAAACCTTACCTTCTCCTCGTACGCTTTCCCCCTCAAGACATCTAACCTCAGTACCTGCTTTTATGTCGACATTCATCTCACATACTACGTGATAATTAGGTCTGTATACCTCACCATTAGGAGAGTTAAACTCCTTTGTGGTGTTGTCATCACAACGGCACTTACAGAGTGTTACCCACTCTTCACCTCCCGTGTTAGGGATTGGATGTCCGTATTCGTCATCTTGGAGTGGTGTTACCCTTTTAACCTGCAATATGTGTGGTGCGAATATCATAAGATGCGTATCTTCGGTTTATTGTCGTTGAGTTCGTCCTTCAATCCGTACTTCTTACAAAGGAGAGAGTAATAGTCCTTTACGCCTTGAGTGTTCCACGACATAGAGAAACCGCTCTCATTGATAGAAGTAGGACGAAGCAAAAGAGATGGGATGAAATGAGCAATAGCAACAGAAATAGAATCTACGTTATCACTCATCACATCATCATCTATTGCTACTTTCGCATTGAGAGACATATCCAACAAGTCAGCCTCCGACACTTGTATGCCAAAGGACTGAAACTTGCTTGATATGTATTCCCTTACGTTCATTTTGTCAACTTGGTAAGGTCAAGTGTGGTAATGAGCGTTGGGTCTGCAATCTGCGGAATCCACTCTGCGGTGTACTCTAAGTAACGTCCGTTGTGGTCACGATTAGCAGCCACAAGCATATCACCATCACCCGTTGGAGTGTAGGTCATGCCTGGCACTGGGTCGGTCTGCTCATAAGGAGTGTGGTAACGCATATAGCCAACCTTGTCCTGTGGGAGGAGTGTGATATGACCATCTGCGTAAACCTGCACGTTCTTGCCGTTCTGTTCTTTCACGTAGTCATCCTTGATTTCGATAGCAGGGAGACCAATACCCGTGAAGAGGTCAGAAGCGAGGTCGGATGTTACAAGACCTGTAGAGAGATACATCTGATTAGATCCAAGCTGCATCTTAAACATATCACCAAACTCCGAAGAACCAATGATGTGCTTAACGAATGTGCCACGGCTCATAATCATCTTTGAGTACTTACCGAAGTCAGGAGCAAGCTCGTTGAGTTTGTTCATGAGGTAAGTAACCATCTTCTTCTTTGTGCCGTCTATAACGTCACTATCCTGCAACTCGATAGCGTTCATAGGAAGCTCGATGTTGAGGAACTCTGTAGCGTTCTGTTCTGATACTGCCTTGTCCTTGTTACGGACAGAAGCCTTACCAGTCATAAGGAGGTCTCCAACAACCAAATCCATACGCTTATGAGCAGCAAGCATTACCTGACGATAGTCATCGTAAATAAATGCGATGATGTCGTTGAGTGCTGATACTTGCCCTGTAGCGTTCGCCTCGTTGTACTTATCGAGCAAATCCTGCAATTCAGATAGGCGGTTTACGTCCATCTGATAGCGGTCGCCAAGATAAGCAATCTCGCCATAACCCTCGCCCATGTTCCTACGCTCACGGATTGGCTTCTCACCAAACTGCGAGTTGATAGAACCTGCCATCACGCCACGAACAGAACCGATATAGTCCTTGAATACTCGTGTAGTGGTCTTACGCCAATCGAGGAACTCCTGCCAATAAATAGCGTCCGTTCTTGTTTGAAGGACACGATTAATAACTGCACCTACGATAGCAGGCTCGTTAAATAATGATTGAATAGTCAATGTCATAATATGCCCTTTCTTTTACTCGTTAAACTGGAAGTGAGGGAGGTTAGCCTTGTCCTTCTGTGAGAAAGGAGTTACCAACTTCTCGGGTTCAATCTCAAATGCTCTCTGTAAGAGTGCAACGGAGTTAATGCCGTCTGCAACCTTATGAGTTTCATAAAGTGCGGAGTTAGCGACATTCTTAGGGGTTGTGCCATCTGCTGCCTTAGCCTCAAACAACACATCACCAGACTTCAATGCGCCCATAGCTGCACTGAGTGTGAGTTCGTCATACTCAGCCTTTGACTTGTCAATGGCGTTAACTGTTGCGCCCTTAGTGCCGTTGCCGAGGATAGTTCCCATAACCACGTATGAACCCTTAGCAATCTTCACCTTGGTGTCAGTTGCACCGACATTCTCCTTTACGAGAACATTTACCACAATCTTTGCGGTCTTTGCCTTGAGGTCGGCTGCAATAGGAGTGAATGAAGGAACATAGCTGCCTACTGCCAATCCTGCGACATCAAGGACGTAATTGCCACGACGACGAAGACCAGTAGAGACATCGTAACGCTCTTCCTGCTCCTCCTTTGGTGGCAAATTGTACTTAAATCCTGCCATAATTTACTTTTTGTTTTGTTCTACAATCTCTTGTGTTCCCTTGTTGATTTGTTCAGCAATGGAACTAATCTCGCTTTTGTGTTCGTGGTTTCCCTCTTCGGGAGACTTTGCGAACTGGAATCCACCATTCTGCATCTCCTGCTTCACGTCCGTGAAGTACTGATTAAGGTCTACATCATCAGCGATTTGCTTTCCTTTATAGACATATTCAGGGATACCGAATGACTTAGCCACTGCTGCAATCTGTTGGTTGCGTTCGTCCGCCTTTGTCTTTGCGTCCATTGCAGCTAACTTCTCGCTCAATGTCTTATTAGAATCAATAAGACTTTGCGCCCATGCTGGCACTTGTTCCGTTGTCTGTGGAGTCGGTGTTGGTAGTGGGTCTTGTGGCTTTGGTTCCTCGATTGGCTTTCCGTCCTTGATGTTGTGCTTCTTCTCGTAGTTTGAAACTGCGGTCTTCTGCGCACCATCAGCCCGATAGTCGCCATAACTTGTTAGAACGTCTTGAAAGGAGATACCCTCAACGATTGAGTTTACCTTGCTCTCGTCCGTTACTCCTTCAGCTTTCTTGCTTGCAATACGCTGAAGGGTGGCATCCTCAACCCCTTGAAATTTGGTTTTAAGTCCTGCCAAAATTTGCTCGTAAATGTTCATACTTTATAAAATGTTAACTTGAATAAATCTTTTCAAATTTACACATTATAAAAGGGGGATTTGTGTTTTTCAGTGGCTTAGAAATGACAATAAAACGGTTGTAAGAAAAAGCCGCCTATACTCACGTACGGACGGCTGAAATAATGCATAAACAGTTATATAATGAAGCTATTCTTGCGTTTGTGTTGTTGGTTGAGTTTCCTTTTTCTCTTCTTTGATTTGTTGTAGTTCGTCTTGTAATTCACCATAGTTTGAGCAGAAACTTACACCGTGTTCCATTGACCACACGCCACCACTGACAGCAGCGGCAGCCGTTTCAACCTTATCTCTTTCGCTATCAATCATGAAAGGAACAATCTCTGTGTCAATATTCACCGTCTTACTTGCGGCTTCAAGTGATGTGTTCAGTGTACCAATAGCAGATGTAAGGAAATTAACACGTCTTTGGAAAAACTCTCCTAATTCCTCTGCATGGTTCTGTACTGCCATGTGAGCAGCCATGAAAACATATCGGAAAGCCGTACCGCTGAGAGCATTGCCCGTACCTTTGAGTTGGTCGAATGATATACGAGGGGTATTCGTCAGTCCGTAAATCTGATTAAAGTATGTTTCAATCTCCACCTTAATAGGGTCAGAGGATTGATTCCACGTGAGGTATTGCGCATTTGCACCATCTCCTGTCAGCTGCATCATTCTATTTCTTGCATCACCGCTCAAATTGTCGGGTTGCAACTCTCCAAAGAGCATAAGGAGTGGAAAGAAGTGGTTATCTATACAATCCGCATAGCCACTCAAACACTTCTCTAAGCGGATGCGTAGCTGCTTAACCTTAGCGCATAACGGCTCGGGGCGAAAGGCATACATGACGGGGAGTTTCTTAAACTGATGCGCAAACGTGCGATCTACATTCTCCGACCACGTTTTATCAAGTTCCCACTGATATACCTTATCTGCGGTAATAGTCATAAATGTGGTGTATTCGTTGCCGTCTAAGTCTTTCTTCTTGTACTCACGGGAGAAAGCTATCATGCTGCCGTTATCATCAAAGAAAGGATATAATGTATCACCACGGAAAGGCGACCATATTTGCGACCTTAACTGATATTCGGGTACTTTATTCCCAAATAGGGACGCAATTCTGCGCTTTAGCTGCGCCCAAAAGCCATCATCCTTGACTACGTACCAATACTCCGCCACTTCCTGCTCTGATAGCCACGAACGGACTAACTTGCGGTTTTGGAATTTCAGTTTATTCTTCTTGAATACCTGCTTGATGGTTTCAAACACATTCTTCTCCCCGTCATCTTCAGGGTTGCAGTCAAGCGTGGGTTCTGTGCCTACACAAAATGCGGTATGGATATTTACTATATCCTGCTCAATAGGAAGTGCGATGCGGTTAGGCTCTTTCATCTCATATTCTGCAGGGATTGTCGTTTTTTTCTCGCCATCAAAATGCTCTTCTGCCATCTTTACAAGGACTTTAATCTTCTTGTAAAGTTCGGGGTTCATGATGTCGTGTTTCGTCATGTCCCAATCCGCAAGATTTGTTAATGTGTCGGGGAGAGGATTGCGCCTACCTTTCTTGAGATAGCTAATCTTCTTATCAATATCCTCAAGTGCGAGGATGTCATCTAATGTCTTTATCATATTGTTATCCTATTTATCTATTTTATTGAGCGAAAGCTGCTGCAATATCGCCCTTTGGTTTCAAAATTTTTCCTAACAATTGCCCAAGGACATAATAGCGAACCGCATCTATGCCGTGGTTATACTTGTCTATTGGTTGGTTGATATAGTTGCCGTCCTTATCGGTGTCCCATACGTACTTTCTGAACTCTGTACGGAGGTTATACGACCGATCTGTAACAAAGATATAGTCAAAGGATAGCATCTTATCTATTCCTGCTATTATAGAGTTGCCACTCTTATCTACGGGGTAAATCTTTATACCTGCGTTATGTATCTCTTGTATCAGTCGAGGGTCGGCACTCTCGGAGAATACCTTTAAGCTGCCAAAGCGTTTGAGTTCCTTTACAATGTCAGATGACAACATACCTGTACGATAGAAGATTTCGTCAAGATACAAGTCATTGTCTATAATACCGCAAAGTATTCCTGCGCTCGGGTCATGGGTAAATCCAAAGTCATCACCGATAGCAACCTTCTTGCACCATTTCGGGAACTCCTTAACGATGCCAATATGCTTAAATACTGCACCTTCTGCAACGTCCGCCCACCTACCCATAACAGTATGAGCGTATTTCTCGGGATTGTTGGCTTTCATGTCCTCAACCTCCTTAATAAACTCATGAGAGAGGTTCTCTGCGTTGTCTAAGTAGGTAGTATGGATATGCAATACATTCGGGTGGGTGCTAATCTGAACGGGTACGCCATCATACATCACCTCCTTATGCGTGTTCTCTATAAATCTTTTATAAACCCAATGGTTATTGTCCGTAGGGTTCATAACGATAATAATTCGGTTCTGTATTCCTTTTTGACGGATAGAGAGCATGATTGTTTCAAACTCTCGCTCTGATACCCACTCCTCTGCCTCGTCTACTACAAAGGTTGTAACGCCATGGATAGATTTCAGCTTTGCCGTTTGGTTTCCGCTTGATGTCTTGATACCTCTAAACATTACTGCACCGCCACTGCGGAGATTCTTTACATCTGTCTTTGTGTGTGTGTACCATTTCGAGTTTCCATCAAGTTCCACCTTCTCCATAAACTCGGGGATAACAGACATTGAAGCCGACACCATTGTATAACGAGTATAGAGTATCTGATGGACTATCCGCTTTGCAGGAGTTGGGTGCTTAACCTCAAACAATAAACGCTCAATGAAAGTGGAAACATTGAAAGACTTTCCACTTCCACGCCCACCCGTAACAAGAATGACAAACTTATCCTTGTTGTGGTACAACGAAGCATATATCTGCTGAGGGTTTATTCTATTCATTTGTGTTGTCGGTCATCCACTTATCTATGTCGATACCATTCTCGGAGTAGAGCGCATCTTCATCGTCTTGTTTCTTCTCCATCTTGCGCCATGTTGGGTCGTGGTGGTAGAGTAGGGTAGCGATAGCCTGCATATTAGGAGGCAGTTCCATTTCGGATTCTTGCACCACTGCTTTATCCGTCAGTGTCACCCATCCAGTACCACCACAATAAGGGCATTTCTTATCTGCCCCCATACACTCGCACTTATCTTGTACGAACTTAACTATCCTTGTTTTGGTCTTCTTTCCGCCAATCGCCCCCTTGATGTATGTTCCACGAAGTAAAGCTACAATTCTTGTCCGTCCATGTGCTAAGACCCTATTAATTTCAGATCCTCTGCGCTTGTTCTCTTCCTCGTTCCAACATTGATAGTTGCCGTTCTTCATAGACCCAAACACATCTGCGGATAGATTAAGCTCATTTGCTATCTCCTCGTCCGTGTATCCATTCATTGCAAGACCTTCTATGCGCTTGTAGAAATCTTCACTATCGTAGTCGTGTTTTGGTTTTGCCATAGCTATTCTGTTAAAAGTGTTTCTATCTTTTCAGAGAATACTTCACCTTTGAGGAACTTCTCATCGGGGTTAAACCCGAACTTCTCACAAAATTCCGCCTTTGCCTCCCAATTATCGAATGATAGCATAAGATAAGCGTCCATGTTTGCGGCTGCCTTTGTAGCGGCTTGTTTCACTTCTTCTTTTACTTGCTTCATGTGTGCAACCTTTTCCGCTCTCTCAGCTTGCTTTTGTGCTACTTCTGCCTGTCTTTCTTCTCTGACGGGTTCCATGAGTGTGTCGAGTTCATCAGCGATGGTGTTTTCTTCTTCTGTCTGGAAGTGGAAATCAACACCAATAATATCGAGGTCTTGCTCGGCCAGTCCTGCATCCTTGTAGTCAATATCGGGGATAAGCTCACGGAGTGTGTCGTAATCCCACTCTCCTTGCGCTGATGGGTTGTTGAGTAAGATAAGCAGCTCTTTCTCTTCTTTCTCCTCAACGTCTATCAAGTCCACTCGGATAGGGTAGTCATTATCCTTTGTGCCGGGGTTGTACTTTTGAAGTTCGTCCATTACCGAAAGCCGTTGATGTCCGCTTACAAGTGTATATCCTGTCCGCTTGTTCACCACGATTCCTCCGACCATGCCGAACTTCTTTATACCACGTTTGAGAGCCTTTCTATTCTCTTCGGGAATAGTGCGAGGGTTATTCTCGTGAAGTTTAATTTGAGAGCGCAGGAGTTCCACGCTCTCTGATGTGAAGTATTTGTTATCCATCTGACTTGTCTCTGTTTAATTGTTATCCTGCTACATTGCCTTTGGCTTTCCTACTAAACCACTTGGACTCTGCTTTTGCCATATCTAAATTCCGCTTGTAAGATGAACTCCCTTTTTTATAAGCCCCCGCCGTTGAGGCTGATAATAAGGCATTTTCATTCGCATCGACTCGCTTACCATGATATCCAATGTATCCCATTCTTGTCAGTCTATTTGCAGCAGCTTGCCTTATCAATCCCTCTCTTCTAACTGGACTGCCATTCGTGACACGAGCGACTTGCTCCAATGTTCTATTTAATGTTCTTCTTGCCATAATTATTATTTGTTACCCTGTTTATAATTCTGTTCAAATAAAATTCTCTCGCTCATTGGAAACGCTTGGTATATCTTCTGCAAGTCCTGCGGATAGTGTTTATTAAGCCATGTAAAGCAATCTATGTTAAATCCTAATCCGTTACTTGCCTTGTTACCGTATAAAACTGGTTGTGGCAAACGCTTCATACGCATATATGCTTTAACGTCTTTCTGTGTCCACGATGCAAGCGGATAAACTAAGCCGTTATTCTCATACTCATTAGATTCATAACCTTTGAGCATAAGATTTCTATTCATGCCGTCCGCTTTCTTCATCCCTAAGAACGTATAGTAAATACCTGTCTTTAACCTCACCGCCTTAATCACGTCAGCGATTTTCATCAGCTTTACTTTCGGGTTAGGCACGCAATACAGACCGCCACGAAGAATATAAGTTAAATTCCAATGAGGAACTTCCATAAACTCGACCTTTGGATATTTCTTCTTTACCCACCTTATCCAACCATTAATGTGGTCTAAGTCCTTAACAAAGTACATAAACACACATACAACCCTTTCAAAGCGTGGATAGACCAAATCCAAAGTAACTAACGAATCTTTACCAAGTGAACACATAACAATGCAAGATGACTGCTTTTCAGCCACCCTGCATATTACGTTATGTGATTCTTGCAACTTGTTCATTATCCTGCGCTCATTCCAAAGCCCTTACGGAGCTGCCTATATACAGTCTTATGACTGCCCAATTTATTACCAGCTACCAACTGATGACGTCCACTATTGCCCAGATAAGAACCTGTTGCACCTGCGATACGACCTTTCAGTGTTTGTGCATTTCTTCTTGCCATAATCTAATACCTATTGAGATTACACTTTCTTCGACTTGTCTCTTATGTTGTGCGAAAGTATCTTACCCAAATCAAACACTACTTGCTCGGCTACCCATACAAGTGGATTGCCATCTTTGTCCCTGCCGTGCTCATAGGTGATAGGCTCGTTATTATCATCTACGAATATCTCACAATGTGCACCAACGACCTCTACAAGCGCGTTATCCCTGTCTTTGTTGTAACCAACATAGAACTGAATTGCGTCATACTTGATAGGCTGCGCATTGCCGTTCTCATCTTCGATTTCAAACCCATCTTCATCAAGCTGCAATAGCTTCTTGATGGTGGTTGGACGAACTTCACGAAATTCTTGTACTTTACGACCTGCAAGGATAGCATCGAAATACTTTTGTTTGATGATAAGATTTAATACTTTCATACGACTTTTCTCATTTTAATGTATCACAAAGATACGATTTAACATTATTATATTTAAGAATAACCCACCCATTAAAGCAACAACAGGCTGGTTGTAAATTAATTAATTAGAATTATTTAATCTCTATATAATTCTGCCCGAATTGGTCAGCAATCACGAAGCTATCTCTCATGCCTTTCAACCATCTTGCAACATTGTAGCTACTTGTGCCTAATATCTGCGCTATATTGTCACATACTATAGATAGTTCGTGTGTATGTTTTGCGAAAGACATTGCGAACTGCCTCAGGCACTTAGATATTGCTTCTTTTTCTTCTATATAAGAAGTATTGAATTGCAATACATAGTTTAGCCTTTCAGATGAACCATTTTTGTTTATATCTTCAAAAATGAACTCAACTGCGAGCATCTGTGCTTCTGTCAGATGCATCTTCTTAATGTCTTGTACTTTAATTCGCTTCATATCTGTTTATCTCTTAATCACGCTGCAAAGATAGCATGTTTATTTGAATTAGAATATACTAAATACAGTTTTAACAAAAGATTAACATTTGAATAAGTATATACTAAAAGGTGTTAAATAAAAGCTTAATATTTGCATTTGAAAAAACATATACCTAACTTTGCAACATCAAACAAAACAAATAACTTTAAAAAGGTGAGACACACCGTAAAAACTGTAAAAATTATGAGTACTTCTAAGATTAACACAAAGAGTTTTGACGTTGTATTTAACGATGATTGCGATAGCAATAGAAAAGGCTTCAACGAAAGTTATGAATACTGCCTTAACTATATCAAGATGTATAATGGCACAACTGAAAGCTATTTTGCAGACTACAAAGGCGGTACTGTTAGTATCATCAACAACGATACAGAAGAGTGTGTTTATAACGAGATTGTAAAGTAATTAATAACCTAAACGCTGCGCTATCGGCATGACGGGCAAGTAATATGACAAATTCAATTCACAGTCCAAAAAATAAGTTCAGAGGTACAATATATCAAGCAGGCATCAGCGGTAGCGGTGATTACCTTTCTCTTGCTTGCAACGACTTGAGCACTTTAAAATCATGGCTTAAAGAATCTGCAAAGGGTAATCCTGCACACATCGTTATAAGCGAAAATAAGAAAGAATATCCTCTCTTCGATTGGGTAGAGATAGAGAATTACGAAGTAAATAAATAATATGAGTAAATATATAATGCAAAAGAGCAGCACTCGCCCTAATGGGTGGGTGCTCACTGACAAAGAAAACGGTATTGTTGTTACCTTTGAAGATGGTAAGTTCAACGACACGCAGAAAGTAACACCACTTGAAGATGTTCATCACACGCCTGAAGAACTTGCACGGATTATGCGAGAGTTAGGAGAGTGGGTTATACGTCATCACGGTTCAAAGTGCTTTAATCAACCCTATGGGATAGAATACAGTGATGATGATACAAAGTGTTTTCTCTACAGAAAGAAGTCCCCACAGTGGAGATTAGAGATAATGGACAATGTAGATAAAGTACATTTAGCTGATAGCCTTAGAAAGGCAGCTGAATGGCTTACAAAGAGATAGATATGGTAGGAGTAAAAGGTAAAAGCGGAGGAAAGAGAATAGGCGCAGGTCGCCCTGCAATTACGGGCAAAGCATACAACTATAAGGCTGACAAAGATTTGATACCTATTCTCGACAAGCAGGATAATAGGAATCGTTTTATTAACGAAGCTATAAGGGATAAAGCAACGAAAGAAGGGCTACTCTAATAGCCCGTCTAAAGAACCCATAAGCATATCCACATTTTGACGGAAATCTGCATAAGTTGTATAAAGTACCATTAGTTCCGTGCATGTTGCAGAGATAACACTTGCGCATGTTACTTTGGTTGCTTTGGTGATAGCACGTCTAAGCCCCTGCGGCATCTTGCCACCAAAGAATTTGTTAGGAGAGTAAAGGTAGATGACAACAAAGATAAATTCTTTGCGGTCGTTTACCTTTATTTCTTTGCCCTTTAATTCCTCGAATATCTTGTAAATCTTCGGAATGAGATTTAAGTCTTTCAGTTTAGGCGATGTGGCAATTTCATTATCTGCCATTGCTTGACGTAATGCCGTACGTGCTTTCTCAATTCTTTTGATGGTTTCTATTATTTGCTCCATTAGTGGTTTTCTTACAAATATATAGCAAATATTTTTGTATTACAAAAAACGTTAAGGAGATTTTTTGCACGCCAAAGTATTTTATATTTACATAAATTGGTAAAATCAGTGTGTTGCTCAGTGTGTTGCTCAGTGTGTTGCTTTTTATTTTTCACCTTTGTAAAAATCTAATATAAAGATAATTACAAAGGTGTTCAGTGTGTTGCTCAGTGTGTTGCTCAGTGTGTTGTTACGCTTTTAGAACGTAATTTAAAAGTTTTACATTCGCCTCGTTAATAGTGTTAAAATCTCTTTTTATATATAATTCCGTTACTCTTAGTGATGGGTCAGTGTGGTTTAGCATGTCATTTACAATATACTTGCTTATTTTTACGTCATTTACGGAAATTGTAGCCATAGAGTGCCTGGCAGAATAGAATTGTAAACGTTCAATGCCGAGTTCTCTCCCTATTTCCTTTAGCCCGATGTTTATGGCACGGTTGAAACCCTCCATAGTTGCAAAGCGTTCCGAGAAGTTAAATACACGCTCTTTACCCTTGTATTTCTCAACTAACGGCTTGATATAATCTGTTATTCTTACTTGTATTTCAGCTTTATCCCTACGCCTATCCTTTGTTTTCATACGGTCGTAGATAATGGTGTTATCTTCCAATCTATCAGAATAGTAGAGGTCAGCAGAGTTCATCCCCATAAGACAGAACGAAAGACGGAAACAATCTAATGCCAAATCGTGGCGGATTGACTTTCCTTTTACCCTGATATTGTCATAGGGTAGGGCAAATATCCTCCTTATGGTTTCCACGTCTAAGGCTCGTTTCTCAGCTATATTCTGCTCTACTGGCTTATACTTGTCTAACGAGTGCTTAATACGGATAATATCATTATCTTCATCATTATAATAATCCCTTGCAGCGTTGAATATTGTTTTGATGCAGTTAGGGTATAGAGATTGCGCCCTTGGACGGTCTTTTAATGCGTTCTCAAAGGCTTTCATTGTCTTAACGTTGATTTCCTCACATAGGATATTATCACGCCCTACAAAAGAACATAAAGCATTCATAGCCGTTTTATAGTTCTTTATGCCCTTAATGGTTGACTTCTCTATCCATTTCGCTGCAAAATCTGTGAATGATACCCCTTTGTTTTCTTTCTTCTGTCGAATATATGAAACGATAGTATCAATGTCTATATCGTTAAACTCAAGACTTAATTCACTTAATCTATTCCTATACTCTTTTATGATGTCATTGCACCTATCGAGTATATTTGTGTTTTTTATCTTGAATGAAGCCGTTATATCCTTTTTAGCGATATACATCGTAGTAGGAATGTACCTTGTTTTGTTATTATGAGTAAACCGAATATGCACACTCCATGTTTTATCGCTTCGCAT